TGGTTTGATATATTGTTACTTCTGTAGGGTCATAAGAGCTTGAGACTGTAAAGTCTACTGAGTCTTGTACTAGGAAGTTGATCCCCTGTGCGTCTGTCTTTACTACTGTATTTTCTGAAATGAAGAGAGCGTAGTTGAAATCCGGTACGTATGTGCTTCCTTCTAGTTTTGAAGGTAGTTGTTGGTACATATCTATACCTACAGTTGAGGTCTTTGTTACTTTAGGTCTATATCCTAACATATAAGCTAGGTTATAAATACTTTCCGTCTGTCTTGCATGTTGTACGAAGGTCTCTTGTATTTGATTATCTAAATAGAAAGAGAGTACGTCTCCAACGTAAGCAGACATTTCTAATACCATCATCCCTGGGGAGGCTGGTGAGAAGTCATTATAGGTGTCCGGGTAGTATGTCTTTGTAAAGTCTACTAGGAGGTCCTTAAGTCCTGTGAAATCCCTATTAAAGTATTTTATGTCTTTTGTGTTAGCCATTAGTTAGGTTTAGTTGTATTGTATCGGTTACTCCTGTATTAGTAATTGTATAGTTAATTACAGTAAATAGTGAATTATTATCTTGATCTGCTCGTAACTCTACGGTTGCTTGTATACTTGGAAAGTATCTTGCTATCTCTACTTCTATATACTCTTGGATACCGTCGATATTGTTCTGGCTCATTTGTTCAAATATAAAAGTCTGCAACCCGGCTCCGAATCCAGGGTGAAAAGGTCTTTCGCGTGGACTGGTTAATAGAAGGTTAATTAGGTTATTTCTAATAGCATCTTTAGTAGTGTAAGTAGCTTTAAACACGGCGGGGCCGTTAAAAGGGATACTAACACCTACAGCTTTACTTGGTATTCTATCTATCGGGGCTATATTGATTGCGTTAATAGCCATTAGCTTTTCTTAATGAATCCCATAATTTGATCCATATTTACTTCTCCTGGAGGCAGTGCTGAGCCTTGTGCTGCAGTGTTTGCGGAAGGGGGAGGGGTATATCCTGGTGCTGCGTTAAAGTTTTGAGCATGACTTGAGTTCATTGAAATGCCTCCCATATCTCCTAAAACACTCATCATGTTTTCTCTTAACTTCATTTTATCTTCTCCTGAAATAGGATTCATTGGGGATGGAGCTCCTACATTGCCTGTTATTTGGCGATGTTCTGCAACTACCTGGTGTTTTGGAGCGCGTACTGCTTCCAAAAGAATATCTTTCATTTCTTCTTGAATTGCTTCTTTAACTGCTTCTTTAATTAGTTTTTGTAATTCCGATGGTTTCATCTTTAATAAATATTTGTTAATATGCTTTTAGGTTATCTCTATCTATAATCAACTTAAGCTCTTCTATTAATACTTTTGGATTATCTGTAAAAGAGGGTTGCGATTCTAATGCCACTATTCCTTCTGTATTTAATGCTTGAGCTACGTTACGTTGTATTCTAGGATCACTTGGTAATGGTCTCTGTATGATCTGGAATGTAAATCCTTGGTAGGATTGTTGCGTGTTACTTTCTATTCTCACCTGGTTTTCAGAGATAAACTTCATAGTCTCGGAACCTAAAGGTTTAACTTCCTTACCGCAGCGTTTTAGTAATTCCATAAAAATCTTCAATAGTACTACTATTTGATTTACTATCGCTGCTGCTATGGCTGTGAAGAATGCTCCGGTTTGTACCTGTATTTTGGTTTCTTTTAGTCTTGGAGAGCCGTCTGCTTTAAAGGTAGATTGTGAAATAAACTCTTGTAGGTCTGTAAGTATGCTAGTTAACGGTCCGGGAGTTAAAGGTAGTGCTTTTACTGCTTGGTTAAACGCTATCTTCGCTATACTTAACGCCTCTTTTACTGTGATTGCTCCTTCAAGTAGATTTGCTACAGTGTTCAGTGAGATGCTGGTTATGTTTAAGATTAATGTTGTATTCTCTAAGACATCTAGTAAAGCATTTAACTTCTTTAAAAGTTTATCTAAGTCTTTGTCTACTGGACAGTAGGGAGGTCTTTTACCCTGTAGAAATTTTAATGTTAACTCTTGAGCTAATTGCTTGGCTTGTTCTTCAAGAATAGAACTAATTCTTATCTGGTCTAGGAATTGTTCTTGTATCTTACCACTTACTAGATCTAATTCTGAGATTTTAACTTCTATAGGAGTGAGACTTAGTTTCGTACTCTTTATACCAGCTTCAGGGGGGAGTTCCGGTATGTTTAACTCTTGGATAGGTACAGAAGGAGGAGGGAGTGTAATAGAAGGCTCACCGTCCTCTAATCCTGTTATTCCGAAAGAGGTTGCGAGTTCTGTCAACTCTCCTGTGACTAAATCTTGGAGCTTACTTATCTGTTGAAGTATTAGTTGATTAGCTTTGTCTGCACCTGCTAATCCTCCAGCAGGGGCGATGAGTGAGAATCCCTCCTGTATTAGTGTTTTTATCTTAGCGCTAAGTATGCTTTTCTTTACTTTAGCTTTAGCTGCATTCCGTGTGTTTTGTATCTCTTGCTGTGTCATGGTGAGCTATTCAATAAATACGCATTGTGATTTAAGACTTGGAAGTATTTCTTTTAACTTAACTACTTGTGTCTGATATAAAACTAATTTATTTAGCGATGCTATCGGGCTTCCGTTAGCAGTAGCTGTTGAGCAAGCTCTTAGAATCTCCTCTAATAAGGTTAATGTACTCTCCAGTACTGTTACTGTTAGATCTCCATATAGTATAGGTTCGGTTGCGTCTTTACCTCCTAGATTTATTCTAGTAGCTCTCGTCACAAACTCTTCAGTATCTATGTTAACGCTTCTTTCGCTGTTTAAATTTATAGATTGAGGGGAACTTATAAGTATGTTATCGGTTGTACTATTAAAGAATAGCCTCCCGGAGTTAATTATTATTTGATCTCCTTTGTAGTCTCCTGCTGGTTGAGGGGGTGTTTTGTAACTGTAGTATTCTCTAGTACTACTAGGTTCTAAAGGTATTTGCTGTCCGTTAGTTAAGTAGATGCTGGAGTTGTCGTTATTTATATTCTCCTCTGTAGGTAGGAATCCGACTGAGCCCTGTTGTCCTTGTCCATTCCTAAGTATGGTTATAGGCTGTCCGTTAAAACTTCCGGTAGACCAATTATTAAGGGGTTGTCCGTTCTGTATAGAGGTTGTTCCAAATCTTAAAGAGCTTCCTACCCTGCTTTCCATAATTACATCCCCTTCAAACTTCTTTAAAGGTTTAGTATTCGTAGACTCCTTAAAGTAGTTTCCGAGAGTAATATCCGTCGACCCTTCTGTTACTTTCCTAGTACTCCCTAAGCTAGTCTGCTGGTAATCTTGTCGCTGAGATTCTGGTATATTTGTGTTCTCGAATATATTAGGAATAGCATTATGGTGTTGGCTATTCCATATGTTTAGAGGAGATAGATAGTAGTATACCTCTCTAGTGTTATCTTCTTGAATATCTGGGGAAGGGAGTGTAAAGATATATACTAATTCATTTTTAAGTGGTAAATTTGAAAAATTAGAAAAATAAGGTTTAGCGAATCCACTACCTTTTCGAGAGGGTCCTTTTACTTTTCTAAATGTAATGGTACCAATACCGTTCCATTCCCCTGCATCCGCAAAGTATTTACTATTTACATCTAGTACTATATCTTCTACTACTGCTACTTCGAATTTCACTTCTCCTTACTCTCTTCTATATTCTTAACCTCTCTCATTAATTGCTCAATCTCCTCTTCTGAAATAGCTAAAGTATCCCCGGTGCTTTCTGAGGTGTTTAGTATTCTTTGAATTATTGTTGCCATTTTAATTAAGTGGTCATCGTTCTTTATACCTGCATCTAAGTACTCTCTAATTAAAGGTACGATTATAGTTGCATCTCCGGTATCTTGAATTAGAGGTTGTAACTCTCTTATCATTGCAGAGATCTGTTTACTTTTCTTTTTTTGATTATTGTAAATCTCCTCTAGGATATCTGCAAATTTTTTATCGCTAAATACTATCTTATCTAAACTCATAGGGCTTTCCTCTTATTTATATTAATAAATAGAATCTAACTAAGTTTAGAAGCCTGTATACCCGTTCTCTTGGTAGAAGATATAATGTTTCTTGTAGATAGTTCCTAAAATTTTTGCTATTTTAGTTATCTTAGAGGTTTTAACGTCTGTTATTTCTCTAATGTAAATGTATAGAGCTTTCTTATTGAATAAGGTAATTGTATCCCTCTTTCTAAATAACTCTAGTATTGCATCTGCAATTTGAGCTTGTTCTTTTTTAGGAAAGATCTTGTATATATTATCTGTACAATACTCTATATAGTCATTCATAAACTTCGTGGAATCTTCTTCTTGCTGGAGTAGGAGAGTTTCTGGTGTATTTTCCTCTAGGTTAATAGACTCCCTGTAGGAGGTCTGTGCATCTTCCTGCTCTACGTGTAAGTTTTCTAAAGATACCATCTCTAACCTTTTCTTATAGTTCTTTTGATTAGAGGCTATTAAGTATCTTTTTGCGATAGTTCCGAAATAGGAGTATGCTTTCGCTCCGTTAGTAGGATCGAACTTGTGGAGTTTTGTTAAAAGGAAAGTAATAACTTCGTGTTGAAGGTCCTCTAAGTTGGATTCTTCTGTATAGTAAAACTTAAAGGTGTGAATTAAGTTTTGAGTAAGTTTAAAGAGAGCGAAGTGTATCTCATCTCTATAAATTGCATTCTTTTCTTCATAGTCTTCTGTTGCGTTATATCTATTTATTGCAAGTTCCGTCTCATGTGAAAAGTAATTAGTTGTTTTTGTTTTCTTTTTGGGGGCCATCTACTCCTATTAATTTAAACCTACTTAGCATTCCTTGTAATTGTTTAATAGATTGAAAAAACCATCCTATCTCATCATCACTCTCGAAAGTGCCTTTACTATCTAATGTATCTAGCTTTTCTTGCGCATACTCTATGGTCTTGGACAGTTGGTCCATATACAGTAGGTAGTTAGTTAGTACATCCTCTTGTTTTTCATTCTTTCTAAGAAGGTTTAATGTAGTGTAGGTTAATAATACGTTTATTGCTACGCTTACTAGTAGTATAATTTCCATGTTATTATTCAAAAAAATTAGACATTAGATCTTTTAACCCTTCACTCTTAACTCCTCCTAGGGCTGTTGTTCGTGCCTTAGCTTGTACTTTTACTTTTGGTGTAGCAGTAAAGTTTTTAGATACATCTCTAGTTGGTGCATGTAAGTGTCTTTCTACTTCTGCAGCTAAAAAATCTGCTTGATGTAAGATAAACATTATAACGCTCTTAGGACGGCTTTCCGGTATTCTTGATATAAAGTACCCTTTGTTAGCGTCATCATATAGGCCGTCGTGAGACCTGATTGCTAACATTTCGTTTAAAGTATACTGTATCCCTGCTTCTTGTAATAGGAATAATGACCTGTCTGGGATGGTCATAAATCCTACCTCTTTATTGTAGGAATATAGTTCTCCTAAGTTCTTCTTTCTCCAGTCGTTGTCTGAAGCTACATATAAATCATTGGTAGAGTCTCCTACTTTTCCTAAGTCGTGATTAATTGCAGAGAATACTAACTCCTCTACTGTGAAGGTCTCCATATCTGCTCCAAATCTACTCCATAATTCTCTAACCTCTAAAGCAGCAGATACTACTCTATTGACATGCTCTACATACCCTCCAGGGAAGCAATTGTGGTAGTTCACATTAGCGGCAGCAGGCATGAGAATAAACCTATCTATTTGGCTATTGTAGAATTCTAGTAACTTTTCTTTTCTTGGAGACGAAATATGAGTCTCAATATTACTAAGGAAGAGCGTCCAGTTAGATTGTATTTGTTCTGCGGTTAGATTCATATCTATAATATAAGATAAGATTCTTTAATCTGCAACTTCAGAATCTGTGAAAGGCTCGATAGCGATTAAGTTTTTAACTTCTGCTAGATTCTCCTCTGTTTTTTGAAGCTGTTCTAAGTATTTTGCAACAGGCTCTTGACGCTGTACGATCATTCTTAAGATCTTCAGGTCGTTTTCTATAACTTCAATCTTAGTATTTGTTAAATGTCTATATCTCATAACTATTCTAGTTTAATATCTATATTGATAATATACCACTTATAGATTAAGATAGCAACTTCTATTATAGAAATAAAATTTGATCTAGTATTTGTTTTAGGTAACTACACTTCTCATACTGCTCTACTTCTGTAAAGTAGTTGAGCGCTTTATTTGCTGCTACTTTAAATCTAGGATCATTATAAGTCCTTAAGAAATCAAGATGCTCTTCATTCTTTAGGTTGATAGTGTTTAATTGATTATAAGCTTGGCTGTAGGTTAGGTGTACGCTTAAGCTTATTATATCAGCTTGAGTTTCTTCATCTACATTTAAACTTGCTACTATTGAATGTAGCGAAGTGTTATCTTCTCTGTTTATAAGCTTATGAAATATTCCCATAGCGAAGTATGGGTGGTCTTTATATGATATAGATTGCTTAGCATATCTCAGAGCTTCCTCACTCTCAGATTCCGTAAACATTGAAAATATTTTATCTATATCCATTTAAAAAAAAGACCCGTACGCTGTTCTTATGGTAAGCAATACGGGTACTGTTGTATTTTAATTAAGCGTTTCTTATTTTTCTTTGTATGTAGTTTACTAAATCATCTTTAGCGTAGCCTTCCATACCTGGCTCTGTCATTGGTCCGGATTTCCATTCAGTAAAGATTCTAAGTATCTCGTCGATGTGAGTATCTAATTCTGGACCCATTGCTTCAACGTATCCTTCAGTATCATAATCCTCATTGTAATCTTCAGACTCTTCGGTCATTTTATGCTTAGCTTCATAAGCAGTTTTAACGCTTTCTGCAGTAGGAAGTGCATCTCCGAATTTTCTTTTTTCAAAACCGGGTGCTTGATCTTCTTTAAGAAGTTGAGCTTTCTTTTCTATACCTCCTTGTCTGAGGAATTGTGCTAAATCGAAATTATGCATTCTATTTTATTGCTTAGGTTCGCCGAATATGACAGCTTTATTGAAGTAAGTAATTGTATTTGCAAGTTGACGAGTTAATTTCTCATCCCCTAAGCCCTTGGCAGCTTCATAAGCATCTACTAATTTACCGAATATTTCTTTTGAATCTCCGCCTGTTGCTAGATCTACTGGTGCATCCATTCCCATATCAGGTTCAGCAGTCATGTCTGCCTCTGGTGCGTCGGTAGGTTCTTCTGCTGTATCTATAGCGATATCTTCTTCATCAGCTTCTCTAAGGTTCATCTCATCGTTAGAGTCTAAAGACATAAGTCTTTTAGCGATTTCTGAATGAAGGTACTCTGCTACATCAGCGGGATCAAACTCGTCGCCGGATTCGATCTGATCTCTATAGATCATCTCTGCAGCGTCTAGTAAGCTGTTTAATGCTTCTAAGTTGGTTAGTCCATCTATTCGATCAGCAGTTTCAGGATCGAGTTGTTCTTTGATTAATGGTTTTTTATACATGTTGTCATAGAACTCTTTTCTAGTCTTCTGTACAAATGCTTGGATGTTGAAATTATCGGACATATCTTTATAAAGTGATTTATTAATAAATAGGCTTTTAATAGTTATTCATGAAGTTCTCTTTAAAACCTTTTAGCTTATTATATAGATCTGTAGCTGTCTGAACTTGTCTTTGCTGTAGTAGTTCTATTCGAGAGTTTAGAAGGGTGTCCTGCTCTTTTTGAGAGGTTTCAACTACTTTAAGGTTCTCTTCCTGTGCTTTTCTAAGGGTTTGCATAGAATCTTCAAGCTTTATCTCCATCTTAATGACCTTTTCTCTAAGCTCTGTTAGGGTGTAGAATAAAATGCTATTATAAGCTATAAAAGTAAGAGCAGCAATTGAAATTAGAGTTGTAGATATCATAATAAATTAAACTTCTTTATTGAAGATGTCAGAAAGTAAATCTAAGAAGTACTGTACGGTGAAAACGGCAGCAGTAACTTGTAGAGTTTCTATTACGAAGTCTAAAACTAAAGCGTCGTGAGACAGTACGCGAGCTCTAAACCAGGTACAGGCGGAGAAGAAAAGGATAAGTCCTAATAGTTTTGCTATTTGCATCAAGCGAAGGGTGGTGTTATTACTCATTACCGGAAGATACGAAATAGAGAGCGGGGAAGCAACTTAGAATAGAACTCCCTTCGCATTCTTACCAGTATATATATGTATACCTTCTTATTATTATAAAGGATCTGCCGTTATCTCTCCGGCCTACCTGCATTCTTATACAACCTTCTATAGAGAATAGGCTCTTGACTGTCTCAGACTAGTCTTTCACAGTGTAATAGGTCACCGTAGACCACCCCTCGGACGCTTTTATAGGGTCCAGGGAGGGTGTCAGGGTATAGA